GAAGTTGCAGGTAAGTTGAAAAAAATCTTTCGCGATGAGGAAGGCATGATTGGTGACGAGCAGCGTCTGCGCTTAGTGGACGAGCTTTCAGATGTTCTTTGGTACGTCACATGCTGTGCCGACGATTTGAGCTTGTCGCTGCATGATCTCGCAGTTCACAACGTTAATAAACTTACCGATCGAGTTGAGCGCAATGTTATCCATGGGGATGGTGACACTCGATGAAGTTTTCGATAGTCGAATGGACTGAAGACCAGGGAACTTTCTCCGTGACGTTCACAGTGGCTTCTAACCAAGCTGATCGAATGGATACATACAGAACGTCCTTTGTATTTAACGGAGAGGATCCGCAGTTGTTTATGAACAAGATACGTAACTACCTTATTAGCTACGTAGCTTACCTGGACAATATGCGGTCAGTCAAAAGCATTATGACCGGTTTTAGTTTTACTGATCCAACGGTGCATTATTACGATAACATAGGAGTTGACAATGTTACTTAGCCGATCGTTCTTGAACAAATTTGAAGACAACCCACAATGGCCGAGCTTGCTCGGTCAATTTGTCTACCTGCGTACCTACAGCCGCTACCTGCCCACCAAACGACGGCGAGAAACATGGAAAGAGACAGTCACTCGCGTGGTTGAATACAGCATGAGTCTCGATACAATTACTGACCGATTTCAGCAGGAGACAGAAGCGCGCGAACTTTTCGAGGCGATGTACAATCTTTCTGTGTTTCCTGCGGGCCGCACTTTGTGGACCGGTGGAACAGAAGCCGCTAAGAAGTACCCGCTATCTAACTTCAACTGCTCGTTCATGATCGTTGATGATGTACAAGCGTTTCTCGACGCGTTCTATTTGATGATGCTGGGCACTGGCGTGGGTTTTCGTGTTCTTCCACAGGACGTGAGTAAATTTCCGCCGTTAATCACCGGTGTGACTATTGAACACAAAGAATACAGCGCTAAGCCCAAAGCAAAGCGCCTAGAGAGCTCGCACTACGCCAGCGACGAGGGCGTAATGTATCTGTCGATTGGCGACAGCAAGGAAGGCTGGGTATGGGGCTTAGACGCTATTTTTGAAGCTTTCTTTCGGGGTTATGAAAAGATTGTTGTCGACTATGACAGTGTTCGTCCTGCAGGCGAGCAGCTAAAAACATTCGGTGGTCGTGCCAGTGGACACGAGGCATTACGCGATATGTACGAAAAGATTGTCAAAGTCCTGAACGAGGGCAATGACCGTCTTTCAACAATACAAGCTATGGACGTCATGAATCTAATCGGCGAGGCCGTCGTTGTCGGCGGCGTTCGTCGTTCTTCCGAGATCACCTTGTTTGACATTAACGATACTGCGGTACTTGACGCTAAAGTCGACCTTTGGTCCGACCCCGCCAAAGAGGACAAGCGATTTCGTTCGATGAGCAACAATTCAGTGTATTTCACTGAGAAACCAACCAAAGAACAGCTTACGCAGTTGTTTAGCCGCATCTTGAATAACGGCGAGCCTGGTTTTATTAATGCCGTAGCCGCGGCAAAACGTCGCCCTTGGTATGCCGGTACTAACCCGTGCGCTGAAATTTTGCTGGCTGACAACGGTGTTTGCAATCTTAGCGAAGTTAACGTTCGCAATTTTGTGAAGTTTGATCAGTACGGCGGATTTCTTGACTTGGACGCTCTTGAGTCCGCAGTGACTCAGGCTACGCGTCTGGGCGTTCGCATGGCTACGCTCGAGCTTGAACTCCCACACTGGGATAAAGTACAGCAGCGCGACCGTCTGACGGGCGTAAGCTTGACTGGGTATGTCGAAGCATTTGATGCTTTAGGTGTATCTACTACGGAAGAAGAAAGCAGCCCAATTCGCACAATCTACAAAGATCGCACTGGTCGCTCGCGATTGCAATTCCACACTCTGCGTGGTGTTTTGGAAATTTTAAACATGGTCGCTAATGAGTCAGCCGACACGTACGCAAGTAGCTTGCGAATTCCTACGCCGCTTCTGGTAACCACTGTAAAGCCCTCTGGTACGATTGCACAGCTTCCTACGGTATCGAGCGGTGCACACGCCTCATACGCGCCCCTGTACGTCCGACGCGTGCGTATCTCGTCAAAGGACCCGCTGGCTCAGGCTATGCGAGAATCAGGATACCCAATTTTCCCTGAAGCAACCTCGTGCATGCCTGAAGCTTTTGCGGCCATGAGCGACGCAGACAAAGAAGAGACACTCAAGAATGCGCTGACTTGGGTTGTCGAATTCCCAATTAAAACGTCAGCAAAGAAAGCGTCTGCGGAAGAAAGTGCTGTTGAGCAGCTTAACCGCTACTTCATTTTGCAGAAGTACTGGACCGACCATAACACGTCGATTACAGTGACATTTAGCCCCGAAGAAGTGGACGAGATTATCGAACTGCTGCTTCGCAGGTGGGAAGATTACATCGGTGTGTCGTTTCTTCCGAAGTTTACAACTGCTTACCCGTTGATGCCATACGAGGCAATCGATGAACTAGAGTACGAGCGTCGATTGGCCGAAGTCTCCAGTGTGACGGGTTCTTCTATTATCGAACTTCTCGAGAAGCACGAGAATGTAGAAGTAGACGACGACTTGGGAACTGACTGCGAGGGCGGTGCCTGTCCGATCCGGTGACAAATTATTTAGGACATTAGTAGCAGATACTGTGCAGTTTTGCACGGTATTTGCTACTGTTCGGAGGATAAATGAGTAAAACTCGAAGGTTTGATGAAATTTTGAGGGACTATTCCGACAAATACGATTTAGCAACCCTTTCCTCTCCTAATGACAAAGCGAACTTAGAAATGCTGATCAATAATCAGATTATTATTGAGAGCGTTCAAAAGAAGTTGCAAGAGTTGGCAAACGACGATCCAGTAGACAACATTGACATGATTCAACGACTCAGCTCGTCGCTAAAAGATATTATTGAGCGTAACCTTCAACTGGAGAGGGCACTAGCTCTGGACAGAAAGACGAGAAACCAGAGTACATCGGACTCGGTGGCAGAGTACATTGTCAATTTAAAAGTAACCGCACAGGATTTTTTAGAAAGGCGTCTAGTCAAGCTGTACTGTCCTGAATGTAAAATATTGCTTTCTCGCTTTTCTATTACACACGACCACAGTTTTTTTGAGCTTGTCGTTAACTGCAACCAATGTAACAAGCAGGTTACCGCCAAGCGAGACGAAAAAGATATCTTCTTTGATATCAAAGACTCGAGCTGGCGGAAAAAACATAAGTACTCAGTCAAAGCGTCTAGATCTTCTGGTGTTTTCGAAGCAGACGGAGAAGATGACCTTATCTTAGGGGAGGATGAACCAGATGCTGAAAGCTAAACTTGACGAAGCTGAGTTGGCTCTAATCGAGGTAATTGAGGATCCGGTGTGGCTTAACGAGTTTCTCAGATCTACGAATAACGGCGACATGAACAAGACTAACTGGCCGCAAGACGAGTTTACTTTTCGCCCGTATCAGAAAGAAATTCTCACGGACCAGACAAGGCATATTGTCATCACCGGTGGGCGAGCAATCGGAAAGTGTCAGCCGGCAGCATCTAGAGTCTACACGAGTGAAGGTTATAAGACAATAACAGAGCTGCTTAAGAAACCGTCATTTGTAACATACGGTTATTCACTGAACGGTTCCTTTACTCAGCGCCGTGCGTTTTTGCGTAAGGATAAGTGGAAGAAGTGCTTCTCAATTACAACGAAAAGCGGTAACATTCTTAAAGCTACCGACGTACACCCAGTATTCACTCCTCGAGGGTTTGTACTGATGGGTGATCTGGTAGTCGGCGATTTAATTGCCGTTATGAATAAGCTCCCCACGGACCACTGCGTACTTGATACGCTGAGCTGGTCAGAACTTCGCGTTCTCGGTTACTTAGCTACAGGAAGTGTTTACTTTCGGCCTTCGGCAGCAATCATACCAAGGTACAGAAAAATTGAATACGAGTTTCAAGAAATCGCCAAAAACTTGTATCTTAACTATAGAAAAGAGCCGGATGGCAAAATCTACATAGAGCGGATGAAGGCTGGCGGTGTGCGGCATTACATCAATCAATTAAAGGTTGAACTGGGCGCATACGGGAAAGATGCACGGCGCGTGTTTAAGCTGGACTGGATTAAAACACAAAAGCTCGACAACATCCGTGTTTTTTTAGAAGCTGCCTATGCTCAGCACGGCGAGTTTACTCTCGACAACGTCAAGATTAAATTGTTCAACTGGAAGTATGTCCAAGATTGGCAAGAGTTGCTGCTATACTTCGGTATAAAAACAAAAGCGTACAAAATTGCGGACCATGCAGACGAGCACCACATTTTCAATATTGACGATTCTCAGTGGGTTGTCGAAACTCTAGACAAAAACGCCGCTCACGTTCTTTGGAGTCAGTTTAAAATACCCGGAGTCTCTGTAACCGTAAAAGAGCAGTTACCTGAGCTTGAGTGGTATTCATGGGAGCCCATTGTCAATAAGCAGCGGCACGGAATGCAGATAACGTATTCAGTGCACGTGTATCATGACGAGACCTACATCAGCGAAAATGTTGTTGTACACAACTCAGTCATTCTCGAGGACTTACTGACTTATCAAATACTAAACTCAGGAATTGAGTTTCCCAAAACGTCTGAACAGCTGCTGGTAACGCCCAATACAAATCAGCTTACTCCGATCCTCGATAAAGTTATTTTGAAGTTTACGACATCGCCGATGCTGAAAGATTTTCTTAATAACAACATCAACCGCTCGAAGGGAACGTTAGACTTTCAGTTGGGTGCTCGCAGGCACAGACTGTACGCTCGTATAGCGGGCAGCAAGGAAGCAAATAACCTAGTTGGTCTGCACATACCCAAAGTAACCGGAGACGAGTTTCAGTTGTTTCCAATGACTGCTTTCGATCAACTCCAACCGACCTTGAACACCTGGGAACCAAGAATGCAGGAGGTGTATTGCGGCGTACCTAACGGTATGCGAAATACCGCTCTTTATGTTCTGGATGTCAAAACCCCAAAGTTTAAAAAGTATCGAATTCCCGCCCCGAACAACCCTTACTTTACTAAAGCAGACTGGGACGACGCGCTCGTTAAGTTCGGCGGTGAGTCTTCGGACACGTTCCAACAATTGATTTTAGGTAAGCACGGTTCTCCCTCGTTCCAGGTTATTTCGCGAGATCAGATTCGTCTGACTCCTACTGACTTCTACACGCATCGATACACACCGAACGAAAAAAGCAAAGGCAAGACTTTTAAAGAGGCATTGCCAATTATTAAGATTGCCAATGCTGAGTCTATTATTATGGCTATCGACACCGGTTTTAGCGACCCGACGATTATCCAAGTTTTTGGGCTAATTAAGGATGTTTGGCAATGCTTTGTAAGATACCGAATACACCGAATTGATTTTCCAGAACAGGAGAAAATAATTGACTACTTAGCACGAGCATACAACGTAAACCGAATTGGTATTGACGTCGGAGCAGGTGGTGGCGGTGCGGGTATGGTGCAGAGTTTGCGAACAAGGCCAGAATTCTCTGGTTTTGATTACGCTGCTCGAATAGAGCCAGTGCAGTTTAACGAGCGAGTTTCAGTCGGCAGCATTGGGGATGGCGAAGACATCACTGAGTACTTCAAGGCTTGGGCGACAAACGAACTAATCAAGCACGTAGTTAATGGCTCTCTGGTTTTCTCTGAATTAGACGCAGAGGGCGTTTCTCAGCTTGAGCGTCTTGCACGGCAGCGGAGATCGACGGGTGCAATGCACTACTACATTGTGTCTCCCAGAGGTCACGGCGAAAGCGGTGACGACCACATTTATGCAAGCTATTTATGTTTTATCGGTGCAACGCGTACCGCACTGCCCGCTGCTAAGTCAGTCGGCCTTGCTAAAGCGTTAGCACACTTCACTACGAGGTAACTATGAATCCACCTCTTTCCCGATCGGTTGCGGGCTACTCGCCGAACCCTATATTTACTTACAACTTTAACGTCGTCGGTTATTACGACCCGCTTAAAGCTCCGTTCGACAACACTAAAAAATACTCGTATAACCAGACGATTGAGTTTTGTCGGCATTTTTACGAACGCGACACAATTGTACGCACGGTGATTAACCGAATGGTTAATTTAGCGATTACTCGGTTACGCAACCGAAAAACGGAACAGAGCGTAAACATTGAGTATTATGATGCCGTGGCCGAGAAGCTGCAAGGGTTTTTAAAAAGTGTTGCCGCTGAGTACTTTATAACTGGCTTAGTTGTACCAGGGGTCACCTACAAAACTACAATGCTCAACAAGCTGAATCCCAGCTTGGGGAGAAAGCGTGTTGAGTTCCCCGATGAAATGTGGATCCGTAACCCAACAAATATCAAGTTGCGGAGAAAACCAACCAGCATGCATCGTTCCGTATTTTTGGAGATTCCTACCGAAGAAGTCTCGTTTATTATGGGCAAGGGACAAAGACCCGATCAGACTAGCGACATAGCTGCCTACCGAGAGTTGCTCAAACAGTTTCCCGAGTATGTGCGCGCTGTGATGAAGGGTCAGCGGTTATTCCCTATTGAGGATATCCGGCCAATCTACGGTGAGCTGACTTCCTACAACGACTATCCTATCCCCTTTCTGCAAAACGCTCTCTCAGCAATGCAGCATAAAGAGTATCTTAAACTGATGGATAGGGCAATGGTTTCCAGATCTATGGAGTTACTGCGTCACATAAAGATAGGTAATGACGAGTACCCGGCAACAGATGACGACATCGCAGCGACCCAGACGGCAATTGCTCAAGCCGCAGCCGCAGGTGATCGAGTGTTCAACTTCTTTACAAACCACACAGTCGAGGTCAAGTGGGTTTTACCGCCTCTGGAAGCACTGATGAACGAGTCTAAATACGCAGAGCCTAACGCTGATATCTTCTTAGCCTTAGGGTTTCCCCGTATTTTGACAGTCGGTGAGTCATTACGCAGTAATTCCTCAGATAGCCGAATAGCGTCACTCGGACCGATGGCAACGCTCAGTGAACTGCGCGAACGTATTCTTGAGTGGGTCAAGTGGTTTTACGAAGATTTGGCAGAGAAAAACAACTTTACTGACTGGCCCGATCCTTATTTCAGTCCTATTCAGTTCCAGGACATGACGGCGCTTACCCAATTCGCAATACAGGCACAGCAAATTGGCGCTATCTCAAAAGATACAATTGCTCAACTGTATGGGTCGACATACGAGGAAGAAAAACAAAAAATTAGCTTTGAGGTATCTGAAGATGACACTAATACAGACAAACCCGCAGCACCAGAAGAACCTAGTGCTCCCGCCGGGACAGGGGTACAGTCTTAGACAGGGAACAAGCCCTTATAAAACATTTGTTGTACACACTACAAATGGAGCTCAGGGATCAAAATCCCAAGCCGAGTTAAACTTTTTAGTTAAGTCTGTTAACGTGTCTGCCCACTTCCTCATCGGTAAAGACGGCACTATTTATCAAATATTGGATCCCGCGAACTACGTCGCTTGGCATGCGGGAGAGGTCAGTAAAGATATTTACAATAACTTTAATTCAATCGGTGTGGAGGTTCACTACACACCGAAAGAAATATACTGGACTGGTGAAATGCTGGCAGGTTTGACCAGGCTTGCGCGAATTTACTCTAACTTAGAGCGTGTTACGCATCGCTTTATTGCAAGGCCGGTTGGAAGAAAGATTGATCCCTCTGGTATGACAGACTCTCAGTTTCTTAGCTGGTCCAAGCTGCTTAACGAGCCATATCGCACGGCGCGTCTTACAAAAAATACAAACGTACGCAGTGTTCCTAAATTTGAAAATAATATAATTACTGTCTACCCAGAAAACACAACAGTCGTTGTTTCACGGGATCCAGTTATTGGAGATGTGTACAATGAGAGTAATTTGTGGTATTATTGTAACTGGCTTGGTTACATTCACAGCTCGCTCGTCGAACTGCGAGGTGACCTATGAATACTGATCCTCTCTATATTGTGCTTAGCACGGCTGCAGGGATTATTCTGGCCTGGTTTAAGTTCAAAGCTGATAACCGTGACGCTGTTGGTAAGTTCCAAGAAAGCCTTATAAGCCGTATTGAAACTCTCGAAGAGGATAATGAGGTTTTGCGGAAGAAGAACGAAGAACTTCTTTTGGTGAATACTCAGGAACGAAAGAAGCAACTTGAGCTGGAGTCTAGAATAAACAACATGGTCAACGAACGACTGACTATGCTTGATCGTATTCAACAGTTAGAGGAAATTGTTGCTAGTCTGACGGCAAAAATTACAAAGATGGAGGAAACACGTGGCACAGAGTCAAGCTGAGGTTATCTACCAATTGTTTATTGGTACACTCATCCCGTTAATTGCGTCGGGATTAAAAGAATCGCATTGGCCAGCCCACTACAAGTTTGGGTTGGTTTTTCTAATTTCGTTGGTAGCTGCTGCGATTGTTCCAGTCGCTCAGTATGATCTAACAAACGGATTTGACTACGGTAAGTTTGCAACTATGCTGGGTGTAATCTTTACAACTAGCCAAGTAATTTATCAAAGCGCTTTTAAGTACTTTGATGCAGAATCAAAAATTAACCCTAAAGCTGCGTTGCTCAGCCTCATTAGTTACGAGGTGGCGCTTTATCTTGAAACCGTTTCGAAAGAAAAGGCTAAAGATATTTTGAATCCGGAAACGGATAGCACTTTAGAGGTTGTTATTAATGATTCGTCGCAGTCTGACGAGGATTTGTAGTATATCAATAAAGGCCACTCTTACTCGAGAGTGGCCTTTATTTTAATTAAGGAGTATTTATGATTGTTGGAATTCCAGTGCACAACGCGTTTGATACGCTTTTTAACGCAATCGATGTTTGTGTGGCAGCTGCAAAAGCTCCAGAACATTTAGAGTTTGTTTTGTACGACAACGGTTCACTCACCAAACTTGAACAAGCCATGGACGATCGGTACAGCAACGCTGTTTTTTCTTATCACGTGGTTCGTTCAGAAACCAACGTAGGAGTTCCGGTTGCTTGTAATTACATGATTGACTACGCAAAGAATAAGAATGAGCTGTTTGCAGCTATTATGCATTCGGACACGTTAATCTATCAGCAGGGTTGGGATATTTATCTGCAGGGTGCGTTTGCTGCTACCAACGCAGGAGTAATCGGATTTTACGGTGCTGACGGTATAGGAACTCATGACATATACAAAAACCCGTATCGGCTTACTCAGATGATTCGTATTCACACGAATGCAGGAATTCGTTGCCGACTGTCCCCGCAAGTTCACGGTCATCAGACTTTTGAAGAAGATCTCAAAGCTTGCACAGTACTTGACGGTTTTTTTCTAGCCACCAACGTAAACTTGCGGTTTGACGAAGCCTCGCCGCACCACATGTACGATAATGATATTTGTCTCGAGTCTATCAGTGCCGGTTACATGAACTTTATTTTAAACATGGATTGCGATCATCCGGGAGGAGCAACAGATTCCGGTACTGATTGGAATACTATTTTCAATCGTACAAAACAGCAAATACACTCCGACGCTCACGTGCATTTTTACAACAAATGGGCTCCAGGCAATAGAAATATCACCCTGCCCTACTTTATTTAGGAGGCGCCAGGCCAGATGTACAGATTTACAATAATTGTAACTGACTACGATAAGTGGGTAGATCGAAAAAACGCGCTTCTGGGTATTCAAAGTTTGCAAAATCAAACATTTCGAGATTTTGAGGTGCTGATAATACATGACGGTCCCAGAACAAGAGACGCGCACGCAGATCTCGAGCTGAGTAAACTAACTGCGGACTATCACTTAATCGAAACGGAAACTCGCACTAACAAGTGGGGGCATCCTCAGAGAGATCTAGGAATAAAGCTGGCAAAGGGTAAGTACATTATTCATTTCAACATCGATAATCACTTAGAGCCTTATGCTCTCGAAGCGCTGAGCGAGTCTTTTCACGATGTTGAGTGTGACGGTCTAGTTTTCCCCATCCGGCAGCACGTAAACAACAAAGTGTCCATTCTCGGCGGATATCCACCAGTTCATTGCGGAATCGACTGTTTACAAATGTGTGCCTCGACTGAAGCATGGAGAGCGATTGGCGGGTGGCACAACTACGAGGAAAGCAGCGATGGTTGGCTATATATGGAGCTTCATGAGAAGTTTCACATCGAGCCGTTATTCGTCGTTTTGGGGGATAATTACATTTCAAGTCGCGTAACTCCTCTAGAGTAGTTGTGTATTTGCCTTTGCTGTGCTATAGTGGGTAATAGTAATTTGTATAGGAGGGTATATGGAGAGTGTAAAGTACTGGATAGCCGTAAAAAGAGACGGTACTGAAACCCTTGTCAGAACGTATACTTCCCGTTCCGAAGTGTATAACGCCGATGGTACGTATGCAAAGCAGATAACAGAAGCGGAATCAAAAGCCTGGAAAGCAAAGGTAAAAAAAGAGAGCAAACGAAAGAAAGAAAAATAATTAAAAAATCTACATAGTAGTTATTAGATTGCTAACCATCACAAGTGGTTAGCAAAGCTAATATTAGTTGGTTAGTCAGACACGTTATAAAGGAGACGCGTATGCGCATACGGTACTGTACAGTAACGCTTAATCAATTGCAGTGGGTGGTGGATATGCACTTGCCCAGCATTGATTTTTCAATTGTGGATGGTTTGCATCTTCACGTTAGTGAAGTCGAGGAGCAGAAGTATAACGGAGTGGTAATTACGGACCCGCTGAACATAGACAGC